CACGATACCGACGCGCTTATGCGACAGTACCGCGCGGTCAACAGTCCGTTTGCAGGCATCAACAACGCAGCGGCAGCACAACAACAGGGCTTGGCCGCCAGCGGGCGGCGTCCTGTTCTCGGCGGCTTGCTATCAAAGCCAGAGGGCGCAATGGGCATGGATGCGCTTGCAGGTCTTGAGTTTGAGGGCTTGGGCGGCTTGCTTGGCGCAGGTCAGGCTATCGGCCAAGGGCTTGACGCACCAGCGGCGGCGTATCAAGGCTTGATACCGGACCAAGATGTAAACATGGAAGCCCTAAACACAGCAGGCTTGGCTATGGGCGCGGGTGGGGCTGCTACAGCGCCGAGCGGTGCGTTGCGGTCAGGGTTGGCGCGTGAGGCAGGTCTAAGCGAGGCACAACGCCAAGCGCGTGACGTCCTAGACATGCGCGCGGCTGGACGTGCGGGCGACGTGACCGACGATATGATGGCGCGGGCCGATCCGCAGTATATGTTTGACAACACGCCGTTGGATATGGGCGTTAGGGCAAGGACGGATAGGGCGCAGGCTGGTGGGTTTGATACTGGCACGCCTTTGTATCGGGGTGACGATGGAAGGCTTGATAGCTTCAGGACCGGACGTTTGGCGCGTGAAAACATAGGCGTCACAACGTCCGACAGCCCAAACGTTGCGGCAACATACCTGACAAAAGACGATTCCACCATGTATCCCGTTGTGAGTTCTGCGCAAAACAGACTTGAACTTGACGCCGAAGGTAGGAACTGGACAGGCGTGCCAGCGGATGCGTCAACAAATCGCGGGATATTAAGCGAGGCTATTGACCCAGAGAACTACCTAGATGAAGACAATCTTTTCGACTTCTACAACGGAAACAATGTTGATTGGGGTGACGGAACTAGCACTGAAATGGCTATGTCGAATACCAATAACATTTCTAGGGCGGCGCAAGACGCTGGTTTCGATGAGGTTCGGTTCGCCAACATTGTTGACCGAGGTGGCGCGGGCCGCTGGCATACGGGGCCAGCTAACGACCCGCAAACTACAGTGATGACAGCAAACCCCGCCAACATTCGCAGCCGCTTCGCCCGCTTTGATCCAGAGTTTGCGCACCTGTCAAACCTAAGCGCGGCCAACGCATCACCAACGGCGGGGCTATTGGCGTCCGGTGCGCAAGAGCAAGACAAACCACTGCCATTCATGGAAATGCTGCGCGGCTTGCTTCGTTAGGGCATTGTGTGGTAGAAAGTCAAGGAAATAGGGGCTGAATATGCAAAACGGTAATGGATACCAAGGTTTCAACGACATGATTGACGGCGGCGGCATGGGCCAGTCGGGTCAATCCTTCGAGGGCGGCGGACTGTTGAGCATGATTGCCAACATGATTGCCAAGCCGCGCGGTAGTCAGCAGGGGCAATCGGAGCCGATGGGCGGGCTGTTATCGCCGCAAGCACGGCCACAGATGCCAATGCAAGCACAGCCGCAGCCTATGCAGCCGCAGTATCCCAACACAGCGCCGCCAGGCTTTCAGCCACCAACGCAAAACCCACACCCGCAGATGTTTCAACCGCCTATGCAACAGCCCATGCAATACTCGGGGCGCGGGTCTGTTGGTATGCCTGCACCTCCCTCGCTTGGCTTTGAGGAGTTTGTTATGGGTCTTGGCCCGTCTGCCGCAACGGTATCGCCTGACGTTCTGCGCGAGGCTTACCGCCTGCATATGGAAGGATATGGCCAATGAGTTTATACAGCAACATCGCAGCCAAAAAGAGCCGCATTAAATCAGGCTCAGGCGAAAAGATGCGCAAGGCTGGCGACAAGGGCGCACCGGCTAAGGGCGCGTTTAAGGCGGCGGCTAAGACTGCCAAGAAGCCAAAGAAGGGCGGTTACTAATGGCGGTCGGTTCAAAGCACTACCTGCCCAACGGCAAGGAACACAAAGGCCCCATGCACAAGGACGCCAGTGGCAAGCCTATGTCGGGCGCAAAGCATACGGCGTCTAGCAAGTTCCTGACGCACCGCAAGCCTATGGCGAAGAAGGGCAAGAAATAATGGCGCTATCAACCTATGCAGAGTTGCAGACCTCAATTGCCGACTTCCTTAATCGCGATGACCTTACGGCATCAATCCCCACATTTATCGCGCTTGCTGAGGCGCGTATATCCCGTGACCTGAACCACTGGAAGCAAGAAAAGCGCGTAACTACAACGTTTAACGAGCAATTTGAACTAATACCCAACGACATGATTGAAGCCCTGTCCCTGCAACACGTAGGCGGCGGGCGCATCATGACAATGGCGGCAACTGAAATGCAGGAGCGTCGCGGCGATGTGAATTATCAAGCGGCCAAGCCCACAAACGTGCGCCTGACTGCGGGCCAGTTTGAGCTATTCCCCGAGCCTGATAAAGCTTACAGCGTGTCGTTGCTGTATCGTGGCCGCATCCCCGCGCTTGCAGATGACAACACGTCCAACTGGTTGCTGTTAGATGCGCCAGACATCCTGCTCTATGGGGCGCTCGGCAACTCTGCGCCATACCTCAAGGACGACGCACGCCTGTCCGTCTGGGCCGCGCTGTATCAATCAGCCGTTGACGCGCTGAACGCAGAAAGCAAGACCGCCAAGAGCATCGGCACGATGCGCATGGGGATTCCTAGATAATGGCAACCACCGATTACACGCAGACAGCGGGCATGAACAGCACCACGGCGACCGATAACGTGACGGAGGCAAGCCCCGTTGACGGCGTTGCATACACGCAGACGGCGGGCATGGATGGGGATACCAATACCGACAACGTGACGGAACTTGCGGCGCAGGCAGCGGCAAGCGCGGCGGCGGCGGCTTTGTCAGAAACGGCGGCTATTGTGGCCAAGATTAATTGGCGAGGTGCTTGGTTAACATCAACGGCCTTTGCCTTGAGCGATGCAATTGAAACCGCTGGATCGTCTTACATCTGCATTGTGGCGCATACGTCTGGCACGTTTGCCACAGACCTAACGGCGGTCAAGTGGGAACTGCTTGCGCAAAAGGGCGCAGATGGGTCCATCGGGGTGGACGGAGCCGACGGTCCTGCGGGGCCAGCAGGCGCGGACAGCACAGTGGAAGGCCCAACTGGTAATACTGGCCCACAGGGAGACCAAGGGGTCCAAGGCGACCAAGGCGTTCAGGGCGATACTGGGCCAGCAGGTGCAGACGGTTCTGGCACGGGCGACCTAGTTTCAACTAACAACCTATCAGACCTTGCAAATGCAGGGACATCACGCACAAACCTTGGCGTGGCAATCGGGTCCGATGTCCAAGCATATGCAGCCGTTCTGGCCAACACAACGGCCAGCTATACCTCCGCCGAAGAAACAAAACTGTCGGGGATTGAAACGAGCGCAGACGTAACAGACTCAACCAACGTTACAGCCGCAGGCGCGTTGATGGATTCAGAACTCGCATCGATTGCAGACGTTAAGGCGCTGGATCAAAGTGTGGTAAGCGGGGCGACGCCAACTTTCGGCATTGCAAACATGACGCTTGCAGATACGTCGCTTGTTGTTGTTGACACGACCAACATGCAGACCTTTGCGGACGGCGTTGATAGCGCGTTATTGAGGGCGCGTGGCACAGGCTTTACAAGCACATATGTTTCAACGGTATCAGTGGGTGGCACGACATTTGCGCAACCTGCTGTTAATGGAGAGATTTACAGCGACCAAGGCTACTTTGCGATATCATACGCGGGCGCAACAGGCATCACGGTTGCAACTTTGTCGTCGCCATCCACTTACGTTTACATTGACAGCGCAGGAAACCTACAACAGCAAACCAGTATCCCGACGCGGCAAGATTGGTCCCGCAAGATGTTTACCATGCGCATTGCAGTGGACACGGTTGCAGAAACCATCCTTGGCTTTGAGTACCTAGGAAACCCCATCGGCCACTACGCAAACAGCATTCGGGACTTATTCCAAGCATTGCTTGCGCAGGGTGTACCATTCAAGGGCGGTCAAATCATCACAGGCAGGGCGGGCGACTTGGGCTTTGACGTGAGCGCTGGCACTATTATGGAATACGGCGGCACGGGCGACATCAACAACCCAAACCTCCTAAGCCTCGACTGGGTAGCCAACGCAACGTATGATTTGCTCAGTCGAACAGCTATCGTAACCGAAGACGCTACAAACCTTCCGCAGGATTGGGATAACGCTGGCACCATTACAGCCTTAGGTTCTGGGACTTTTGTAGCACATAGGCTCTACCGGTTTAGCAACGGCCAATTCGCAATCCAATATGGGCAGGGAAACTACGCTAATATTGTCTTAGCCCGCGCTGGCTTGCTGATAGAAGATTACGTCCTAAACGAACGCCTGAAAAACGCCACATTCTTCGGCTGGTGGATCATTGGCGAAACAGCAACAAATACGGGCGGCACAACCCTAACAGAGTTCAGGGAATACACAATTGGCGTGCAGGGCGGCAGCTCTAGCGGCTTGGCCGGTTGCTTGCTTAGGGGCAACAATCTTTCTGACTTGCTGG